CACCGGCACCGATCCGACCCCGATCGCACCCGGTGCGGCCGGCTGTCGACCGAGCGCGTGCAGATCGCGGCCGATCCGACCGAGGTGAGCTGCTCCCGATGCCGACAGCTCGAGCCGTCACCCGCCCGACGGGTCGGCCTGCTGCGCTACGCGCTCGAGGCCGCCCTGGTCGACGCCGACCCCTGGCTGCGCGATGCCGACGGCGCGACCGTCGAGCTGGCGCGTCACCTCGCTGACCAGCTCGACCGAGGTGACCTCGAGGACGCGACCGCGGTCGCCCGGCAGCTCGGACAGATGTACCGCGCCCTCGGCCTGTCACCCGATGGCCGCGCGCAGCTCGAGATGCCGGCCGAGCGGGCCGACACGCCGCTCGAGCAGCTGCGCGACGGGTCGCTGCTACGCGCGGTCCCGACCGACCGGTCCTCGAGGTGACAGCCGCGACGGCCGCCGAGCAGCTCGAGCAGCTTGATCGGCTGCGCGGCAATCCTCGGCCGCGGATCGAGACACCGCCGGGCCGCGGCCGGACGCTCGGCCGCGATCTGTCCGCGCTGGCCGACGCGATCGGGGTCCCGCTGATGCCGTGGCAGCGTCACGTCGCAAACCGCGCGCTGACGATCGACGGCGCGGGCCGGTGGGTGCACCGCACCGCTGGCGTGGTGGTCGCCCGGCAAAACGGCAAGACGCACCTACTGCGCCTGCGGATACTGGCCGGGCTGTACCTGTGGGATGAGCGGCTGATCGTTGCGACCGCGCAAAACCGTGAGATAGCGCTCGAGACATTCCGCGCGGTGGTCGAAGCGATCGAGTCGACGCCCTGGCTCGCCGCCGAGGTCCGGTCGATCCGCAAGGCCAACGGCCAGGAGTCCGTCGAGCTGACCAACGGCGCGCGGTATCGGATCGTTGCGCCGACCGCGGCCGGGTCCCGCGGCCTGGCCGCCGTCGACCTCGCCGTGATCGATGAGGCCCGCGAGCACCGCACCGATAGCGCCTATGCGTCGCTGGTCTACACCACGCAAGCGTCCCGCAATCCTCAGGTCTGGCTGACCAGCAACGCCGGTGACGCCGGCTCGGTGGTGCTCAACCGTCTGCGCCAGCAAGCGCTACGCGCGATCGCGGTACCCGGATCGGACCCGACCGTCGGCTACTGGGAGTGGTCCGCGGCCGATGGCTGCGACCTCGATGACCCCGCCGCCTGGTCGCAAGCAAATCCCGCGCTCGGTCACACGATCACAGCCGACACGCTGGCCGCCCGTATCCGATCCGACCCGCCACAGGTGGTACGTACCGAGCTGCTCTGCCAATGGGTCGACACGATGGACAGCCCGTGGCCGCCGAACGCCTGGGCGGCCTGCACCACCGACGGCCTCGAGCTGCAGGCCGACCGCGACACCGTGCTGGCGCTCGACGTGTCACCCGATCGCCGCACCGCCGCGCTGGTCGCCGTGCAGGCCGCCGAGGACGGCGACCAGCTCGACGCGGTGCTGGTCGACACCTGGCACGCCGACGGCGCGGTCGATGACCTGACGATCGCGACCGAGGTCGCCGAGGTCGCCGAGCAGCTCGACGCCCGGCTGGTCGCCTATGACCGCTACACCGCCTCGGCGGTCGCGCAACGGCTGCAGCGCGCAGGGGTCGCCGTGGCCGAGGTGTCCGGGCCGCTGTTCGTGCAGGCCTGCGACCAGCTGCTAACGGCGATGGTCACCGGTCGGCTACGGCACCCCGGACAGGCCGCCCTCACCGATCACGTCCTCGCCGCTGCCCGCAAGCCTGCCGCCGACGGTGGCTGGCGGATCGTGCGCGCCCGCTCGGCCGGACCGATCCCGGCCGCGGTCGCCCTGGCGATGGCGGTACACCACGCGCTCGACGGTGGCGGTGCCGAGCCGGTGGTGATGTTCGCCTAGCGGGCCGCTCGAGCTGCTCGAGCGGGTCACCGGCGCGTAACTACCACCCTGTCCCGCCGCCTCGGCCTCGCCAGTTCGCGCAGGCCGCCCGATACGCCGCTGCCCGGTGGGTCGGTATGGGTCGACCCCGATCGGCCGTTAGGCGCGATCTGAGCGGCTGCAGCGAGGCCGGGCCGCGCTGCTCGAGCTGCGCAGACCGCGCGTACCGCTCGAGCCGCGCAATCGGCGCGACCGCCTCGGCCGCGGTGGCAGCCCCGCCCGCGGCCGGTGATGCTGCCGCCCATGGGAGTCCTCACGCGCTACCTCGCTGCCGACCGGCCGGCCTCGCCGCCCCGGTCGCTGACTGCCTCGAGCGCGCCCTCGGCGGTCGCGCCGACCCCGACCCCGTGGACACCGACCGAGCTGGTGTGGCCGCAGCTCGAGGCCGCAGGGGTCGCGACCCGATCGCAAGCGCTATCGGTTCCCACGATCGCCCGCGCCCGCAATCTGATCGCTGGCACGATCGCCGAGCTGCCGCTGCGCGCGCTCGACCGCGCTGGCGCGCAGCTCGACGGGCCGCCCTGGCTCGAGCAGCCCGATCGGAACACGCCGCGCTCGGTCACCGTGGCCTGGACCGTTGAGGACCTACTGCTCGAAGGGGTCGCGTGGTGGTTGGTCACCGAGGTCTACGCCGAGGACGGCCGCCCGCGCAGGATGCAGCGCGTTCACCCGTCACGGGTCACCGTGGAGCGTGCCGCCGACGGCTGGTCGCTCGGCCGCGTGCAGCTCGACGGCACCGACGCACCGACCCGAGGCCTCGGCCGGCTGGTGATGTTCCAGGGCCTCGATGACGGCCTGCTGCACCGCGACCGCGGGACGATCCTGACTGCGGTCGCCCTCGAGCGGGCCGCCCGCCGCTACGCCGACGAGCCGTTGCCCGCCGCGGTGCTNAANAANAAAGGCGCGAACCTCACCGCCCGCAAGATCGGCGAGCTACTCGACGGCTGGCGCAAGGCCCGCCGCGACGGGTCGGTCGGCTATCTGTCCGCTGACGTGGACCTCGAGCGGATGGGCTGGTCGGCTGGCGAGCTGCAGCTGGTTGAGGCCCGACAGCACCTCGCTACCGAGCTGGCGCGGTCCTGCAATCTGTCGCCCTGGTGGGTCGGCGCTGACACCGGCTCGAGCCTGACCTACTCGAACGTCACCGAGGAGCGGCGCTCGCTGCTCGACTACTCGCTGCGCCCGTACCTGTCGGTCATCGAGCAGCGCCTCACGATGCCTGACGTGATCGCCGAGCCGGTGACCGTGCGGTTCGCTGTCGATGACTGGCTGCGCGGCGATACCGCCGACTGGGTGCGCCTGGTCCTCGAGCTACTCGACGCCGAGGTGATCGACCGGGCCGAGGCCCGCGAGCTGATCGACCTCGCCCCCCGCGGATCGGAGGACATCGATGGATGAGCTGCTCACGTTCGCCGCCCCCATCCTCGCCGCCGACACCGGCCGGCGGCTGATCGCCGGCCGGCTGGTCCGCTACGGCGAGCTGGGCGACACCTCGGCCGGGCCGACCGTGATCGCCGGGCCGCCCGAGCAGCTCGAGCCTGGCGAGGTGGTGCTGGTCATCGAGCATGACGTGCACCGCCCGCTCGGCCGCGCGGTCGCCCTCGAGGACGACGGCGACCAGTTGACTGGCCGGTTCCGCCTCGCCGCGACCACCGCCGGCACCGATGCGCTGATCGAGGCCGCCGACCAGCTACGCGACGGCCTGTCAGTAGGTGCCGAGGTGCTCGACGCCGAGGTCGACGCCGCCGGCGTGCTGCACGTCACAGCCTGGCGGCTACGGCACGTTGGCCTGGTCACCTCGCCCGCGTTCGCAACGGCAACCGTCACCGAGGTCGCCGCCGCCCGATCCGCCCCCGACCCCGACCCCGACCCCGACCCCGACCCCGAGGCCGACCTCGAGGCCGACCCCGACCCCGTGGAGGTGCCCGCCGTGGACCCCGTGACCGAGCAGACCGACCAGACCGACGCGACCGAGCAGCTCGAGCCGGCCGAGGTGACCGCCTCGGCACCGACCCCGCAGCTGGTGGTCGCCGATCGTGCGCCCGCCCCGATCGGCGCGGGACGCACCGTGCAGCTGATGGTCGCCGCCTCGCAGGGCGATCCGGCCGCCCGCGATCTGCTGACTGCCGCGACCGGCACCGCACAGGTGCAGGGGCTGATCCCGACCGAGCAGTCCCGCGAGGTGGTCGGCGTCATCGACGGCCGCCGCCCGGTGGTCGACAGCGTGGAGCGCCGCGAGCTGCCCGCCGCGGGCACGACATTCCAGGTCCCGGTCCGGGTCACTAAGAGCGGGGTCACGCTGATCGCTGACCCCGACGCGCCCGCGCTGGCCGACAGCGGCTCGACGTTCGACTGGCTCGAGGTGAGCGTCGAGATGTTCGCCGGCAAGGACACGCTCACCGTGCACGCGATCGAGCGGTCCGACCCGTCGGTCCTCGATGACATGCTGCGCCAGTTCGCTGAGAGCTACGCGCAGCAGACCGACGGCTACGTCGCCGATGGGCTGCTCGCTGGTGCCGAGGTGTCCGGGGCGGCCGGCTGGCCCAACGCGATCGTGCAGGGGATCACCGACAGCGCCGAGGTGGTGCGGCAAGCGCCTGAGTTCCTGCTGCTCGGCCTGTCGCGCT